TACTACGATTACGACAGGATCCCGGCCGAACGCCGCGCCCTGCTCCCCTCAAAGGACGATCTAGTCCGGGCCGCCCGAGAGACACAGGCCCAGGATCGCCTTCAGCCACTCCGCCAGAGCTTCCAGGAGGCTATCGACGCTGAATTCAAAGCGTATCTGGTGCACTATGCGGAGGAGACGGACACGAGGTGCCGAGAGCTGAGCCGCGCCGCCGCTGTTCTGGTGGCGGTGCGGCGGGAGCAGGTGCGCCGCGGCGTGGATTCGCGGAGCATGACCCTGTTCAAAGACGCCGAACGGCTGGTGAAGGAACGTGGCGGCATCCGCTACTTCCCGCGTGACCACCGGATCATTAAGCAGAAGGCACTAGACGAGCGCCCGGCCTACGATGTCATCAAGTTACCCCGCAAGGGCAACACCAACTCCCGAAAGTGGGACGATCCGAGCACCCTGGCCATGCTCTTGATGATGCGCAACGACCCCCGCAACGATACGAGCGCAACAGTGCGCCGGCGCTTTAAGCGACTGATGGTGCTGGCCGATAAGAAGTGCCCTTCGGACAGCTGGATCGACATGAAACTGGCCGAGAACGCCACCAAGTTCCTCACGGCGGGCCGCTACGGCTCCGGACGCTACGCCCACCAGTTCCAGACCTACGTTCCGATCAAGGGAGCGGCCTACGCCGGCGACTGCTGGCAGATGGACGGTACCCGGATCAACTTCCAGGCGCACCGGACTCCGGACGGCCGCGATAAGTGCCTCTTCATCACCACGGTCTACGACGTACACAGCCGCGACCTGGTGGGTTACGCCCTGGCCGAGAGCGAGGACCGCTGGACCTACGTCGAAGCCCTCGATATGGCCGTCAACCATACCGGCTATCTGCCCTACGAGCTGGTGACCGACCGTTTTCCGGGCCACAATACGGAGGAGTGGGAACACATCACCAGGCGTCTGGAGAAGCGGGGCACGAAGATGACCGTTACCAGCACGAAGACCGGCAAGGCGCTCAACGAACGCTTTTTCGGTACCCTGCAGAGCGTCTTTCTCTCCGAGCACGACATGTACTACGGCGAGGGCATTCAGTCGAAGAGCCTGGCCGCCCACCGCTCCCCTGAGCATAAAGCCCGGGCGCTGAAGGAAGCCAAAAAGACCGGTTGGACGGAGCAGGACGCGATCCGCGAGCTGGTCCCCATCCTGGAGAAGTACCGGGATACCCCTCTTAGCAGCTACAGCCGCCGCTACGCCACGATCACGGAGAGCCCGCGGCAGCTGCATAACGAGAGCGACAAGCCCAGCGTGAAGGTGCTCGACGACCTCGACCGGGTGGACCTCTTCTGTATGGAAAAGGCGCTGCAGATCCGCAACGTCAATATGCTCCGGACCGAGATCAACAAACAGGTTTACCACTACCGGGTCGCGGACTACGACACCTACAAGAATCACAAGCGGGTGCGCGTGGCCTACGACGTGAATGACCTGAGCAGGGTGCACCTCTTCGAGGACAGCGACCAACTGAACCGCAAGTACCTGGGCGAGGCGCTGGAAGAGCGCGCCGTGGCCCGCTACGGTGCCGAGGGTAGCGAGGAGAACGTAGCCCAGGCCAAAGCGCGGGCCGACCGGGCACTAGTCCGGCGAAACGAAGAGATGGCCGCCCAGGAGGTCGCCGCCGCGGAACTAGCGGTGCAGTACCCCCTCCTATCGGACAAGACCACGGTGGGGGATGCCGAGACGATGATTATCGAGCAGCTGTCGAATCACTACCTGGGTAAGACCAGGCTATTCGGAAAGCCACCACCGCCGCCGGAAGAGGACGACGATGACGACCACGAATCGGACCTACGGGCCTCGCTATACGCCCAGATGTAACCCCCTTTTAAACTCATTCAAACCCCGTTTAAATCCATGCTTACCAATCAAAAACACGAAATTTTAGGCTCCATCGAGCGCTACGTCGAGTCGACGGGTAGCCAGTCGGCGGTCGCCAACATGACCGGCGCGAGCTCGGCCACCATCAGTCACATGATCGCCCGTAAGTGGGACAAGATCAGTGATGAGATGTGGCGGCAGGTCGGCGGGGCCCTCGGCTGGAAGGCTGACGGCTGGCAGCTGGTGGACACCACCACGAGCCGCTGGTTCGCCAGCGCCTACGAGGCCAGCAAAGAGCAATCGATGTGGCTCTGCATCACGGCTAATGCCTCGGCCGGTAAGACGGCGAGCGCCGTGGCCTACCGCACTGCTAACGCCAGCCGGGGAGTGTACCTCCTCAGGGCCCAGGAACTGGCCCCCCGGGCCTTCATGGAGGAGCTTTGCGTCGCCACTGGCATTAAGGCCGGGAGAAAGGACACTCGCCATACCCTGCTGAAGAAGGTGGTCCGCTTCTTCAAGGAACGGGCCGACCTGAAACCCCTCCTGATCATTGACGAGGGCGACAAGCTGACCCACGGGGCCATGCGGATGCTGATACCCCTCTACAACCAGCTGGAGGACGAACTGGCCGTGGTGATGCAGGCTACAAAGAACCTGGAGCGACAGTTCAATATCGGGGCCGACTGGCACCGCAAGGGCATTGAGGAGGTCCGCAGCCGCTTCGGGGATGCCTACCTCCACCCGCCGGGCAACAAAAAGGCCGACGTGGAGGCGATCTGCCGGGCCAACGGCCTGACCGACGCGCAAGCGATCGCTCGCGTCTGGGACGGCCTGGAAAAGGACTACGAGACCACGACCACCCCCGCGGGCCAGCGCAGGCGCGTGGTGCGCGTCCGCAAGATGCGCCGCGTGAAGCACCTCACCAAACGAGAATTACTAACCCTTTCAACCCCCCTTATCCATGCATAATCCACCCAACCACTGTACCATCACCCGCGCCGAGGCGGAAGCCGCGGTCACCCGTGCCCTGCAGGCCGAAAACCAGCTGCAGGCGATCGCCACTCAGATCAACATCGAGGTCGCGGCCGTTGAGTCCAAGTTCACGCAGAGCAAGCAGATTCAGCAGGACATCCTGACCAACGCCCAGGCGGTCGTGGCCTCCTACTTCGAGGCTAACCGAAAGGAGCTCCTGGAGGGCGAGCTGCAGTCCACCAAATTCGGACCCGCCCGGGTCGGTTTCCGTAAGTCTCCGACCAAGGTGGTCTACACCCAGGGAACGAAGGCGGCCGACGTGATCAAGCGGATCAAGGCACTGGGCAGTGCCGTCTGGCGGCGGGCCCTAAAGACCACGACCGGCATCGACAAAAAGGCATTGCTGGCCCAGGCCCGCGAGGCCGATCCCGAGACGCTGCGCCAGCTGGGCATCGAGGTCGTACAGGACGAGTCCTTCTTCATCGAACAACCCAAGTAAAATGCCCAGCAAAGACAACATCCGCCGCTTCCATGCCGCGCTCTCCGGAGCCGGCATGATGAAACAGAAGGCGGTCATCCTGGAGTCCTACGGGGTGGAGAGCACCAAGGACCTGACCGACGAGCAGTGCGCCGAGGCGATCGAACGACTCAACGAGATGAAAGCCAACCGCTATGAGGGGGCCAGTGCCGCGATCCGGGCGAAGCGGGCCATCATTCTGAACCTGGCCACCCAGCTGGGAAAGTACGATCCCCACGAGCGCGTGTCCGGCCTACGCTGGCAGTCGCTCAACCGATTCCTCCAGAATAAGCGCATCGCCGGTAAGCTGCTCTACGAACTGAGTGGTCCCGAGCTCGACAAGCTGGCGCGCAAGCTGCGGGCCATGCTAGCCAAGCACGACGTCATCGTCGATGCCGAACGGCGACAGACGATCCTTAACTGATGAAGGTAGCGATCACCACCCCACCGGCGCGCTGGCAATTCCTGCGCACCTTCTACGCGGACGTCCTGCAGCGGGCGCCCATTTCGGGCATCGAAACCTCCAGCGTGCTGGTGGGGGAGTGCTTTCACCGCTACCTGAAAAAGTTCACCTTCCGCCCCAAGACCCTCAAGCTTAGTCTGGCCGAGGCGATGGCACTGAAAGACTGTCTGATCTACCAACAGGCGCAGGGGATGGCCCCGGACCCATTCATTCACTGCATCATTTATGACCTCCAACTTCTCATCGCCAATGCCACACCGACGTAAGTACTTCGTCGCCAGACGCAACTTCCTTAACCGGGTCCTGGAGATTCAACAGTTTGTCCTCGAACGGCAGGAGCCGGGCCAGCCCATGGCCTTCACCTACCGCGAACACGTAGTTGGCCGCTTCCACATCAGCCTGAAAACGCTCTACCGCTACATGGGCATTCCTGCCCGCAAGGAGTTGCGGCAAGTGGAGGAGGCGATCGCCAGCTACGACCAATCATCATGACTATGCTTCGCTTCGTTTTCCCCTTCCTACTGCTGGCCACGCTGGCCTCCTGTGGCCTGAACCGGCCAAGCCTGGCCGAGCGCTGTGCGGCCGAGTTTCCGAGCCGGGCCGACACGGTCTACCAGGCTGAGGTAATCACCGATACTCTCGTCATCCCGGACACCTACGTGGAGTACCTGGATACGACGATCTGCCCCCCGAACCTGACCGATTCGACCGTCGTGACCCGAACCGTCGTGCGCCGAGTGCCGGGGCAGACGATTTACCTGCGCGATACGGTCTACATGCGCCAGGTCAAATACACGGATGGCCCCCTGGTGGGCCGGCTCCAGGAGGAAGCCAGACAGCACACCGTCGAGCTGGCCGAACTACGCGGCTCCCGGGCAACGCTGCGGTGGACTACGGCCACCCTTGGCCTGCTGATCCTGATCATGGTCGGATCCTTCGCGGTCCGACGACTACGACCCATGTTTTGAGTGAGTATTTACGCACCTCCCCGGCGAATCGGGGAGGAAGCTGACCGGCTGCAGGGAGCGTCGGGGCCGGGAGGCCCCGGGGAGGTTCGAGGCCACCGCCGGTCGCGTATGATCGAATGTTAGTGTCTTTTCTAGCGGGCCGGCCGTCCGCAGTTTTCTCGCCGGCCCGCATTTTTCCAATCCCTTTAAAACAACCCTTAGATGAAGTTTTCCACCCTACGCCCCACGGGGCGTTCCAGCCAGTCCTGTGCCGCAACGGCCCGGGCGGCCTTCAGTCATCTGCGTCGTCAGCGGCGCAGCGACCAGGTTGCGCGCCAGCGCGCCCGGCGTCGCTCCGGGGCCCCGGACCCCTCCATTCTGCTCGTCTGGACGGCCCGCTACCTGGGCACCACCGCCGGGCAGATGCTGGACGGCTCCCGCAGCCGGGCGGCCACCGATCGCCGGAGTCTGTACGCGCTGATCTGCGCGCATTACGGCTACGAGCCGGCCGCCGCCGCGGGTACACTCGGTTGCCGCACCCCGACCGTGAATTCACTACTGAAGCGGACCGTCGACCGGTCGCTCGATAGCGAATCCTACCGCCGGGCCATGATCGGTCTGATCAACGAGGTCCGTGCGCTCAATGACCGCCGGATCGCCACCCAAATCGCTAACCGCAAAACCCCCTACCATGAATCCCTGGCGTGAAGGCGCGCTGCGCAACGAGTATCACCCCTCACCCGAGCCGCCCAGCGAGATGGAAACGACCCATCCTACTCTCGGTCCGGAACCGATCGACCTGCCCATCACCGAGACGGCCCTACCGTCAGAATTCGACGAGCTGCCGCCGCTATGGGGCCTGAGCTGGCGCTTCGCGTTCAGCTTCGATGTCGATGTCGATGTCGACGTCGTAGACGGCCTCTGCGAGGAGGAGATTCATAGGACACAGCCACAGCGGTTCACGGGCTATGCCGACCACACTATCCTGTTCGACTCCTTTGAGATGGCGGTACGGCTGATAGCCCTTGGCTATGAGAGGCGCCTAGCCTACCGGCTAGAGTCCGCACCTGCGTCCGCGCCCGCTAAAGAGACCCAGCCATGACCGAGCATGGTCCATCCCTGCGCACGCACTTTGATGACGAGGATCTGGAACTGATCGTGGCCGCCTGTCAGACGAAGATGAAGCACCACGAGTGGAAGGCGGACAACCTGAATACACCCGACCGCAACATCGAGGTGGTGATGCGTCACCGCAACAAGGCCCGCAAACTGAAGGGCATCATTGACATCATAATTGTAGAATCCATCTAATCATGAATACGAGTAAACGAGAGCAGCTACTGGCCAAGCTGAAGAAGGTAATGGCCCTACGCAACAGCCCCGACCCGGGGGAAGCCGCCGCGGCCATCCAGATGGCCGCTAAACTGATGCGGGAACACGGGCTAACCGAAGCCGAGGCGGAGCTCCTCGAGGTAAAGGAGGAAAGCACCAAGCTGCGCCGGTTCAAGCCGACGGACTACGACAACCTGCTAATCAACATGGTGGCGGAGGTCTTCGGTTGCGAGGTTTTCATCAATATGAACCACGGATTCCCCGGGCTTATTCCAGCTCATTCCCACGTAATTTTCATCGGGGAGGAACCGGCAAGCGAGATCGCAACCTACGCCTTCCAGGTCCTCAGCCGGCGCTTGCACGTCGCCCGGCAGGACTACCTGGCCACCATCCCCCGCAGGTTCAAGCGGAGCAACCGGACGAAGCGGGCCGATGAGTACGCTATGGGCTGGGTCATGGGTTGTAACCGCGCCGTCCAATCCATTCGCCCGCCGCAGGAGCCAAGTGCTAAAGTAGCGGCCTACATGGACAACAAGTACCCCGACCTGCAAACCAAGTCCGGTCGCAATACGGGAGGTTATGAGGGAAGCCGTGACTATGATGACGTGTATCGTGGCATCCGGGACGGGAAGAAGCAGCGCCTGGAGGCCGGGGTAGCCGGTGGTGGATCAGGTTCCCCGAAGCCCAAACAGCTCGACCGTGGCTAAGTGGCAGCTCCCGATCAAGGATGGCTGGTCAAACTGGAAGATCGCCGTGCTGCCGGACGCCGGACCGGTAAGCGAAGAGCAGGCTATCGAATGGTGTACTGACCGGCCGGTCGAGGAGATGGAGGTCGGTTATTTCGAGCAATACGAGGGGGAGATCAGGATAGCGATCAGACCGCTACGCCTGAATCCCCCCCCCTTCGCGGCAACTGAAAATTCAATTCTGATACCATGATCGATATTCTAGCCATAATTCTGGGTACCCTTGGGGCCAGCGTCCTGCTACTGGCTGTCTACTTCGGCCTGGTCCACCTGGCCGAAGTGTACGTCCGCTTCACCCTGCGCAAGCTCGACCAGGTCGATGCCTTTCGCCTGTTTCAGCACGACCGGCGCGCCTACGAACGGGCGCGCCGGCACTATGAGAATCTGATCGCTAAGCTCGGAAAGGGTAAATGAGGTTCGGACCGCATCGAGACTGGCCGGAGTTCAGGACTTGGTTCCTGGAGCTTCACGGGATCCTCTACGAACTGGACTACCCCGGCCTACTGATCCATGAGCTTTTCGTCCACGACTGGCAGCGAGGGTTGCACCCACTGCAGAGCGCGATGGAGTTTGCCGGGTCGATGGGCTTTTACGTTAATCCATTCACCCCTGCCAGCCGGCGGAAGCTGATGCGGTCGGAGGCGGCGCTGGCAATCTTCCCACAGCGGCGGCGGTAAGTCCACCGTATGTACTCAATCGGAGCCTGCTGCGTGTGCAGCGGGCTTTTTTATTGCCCAATCGGGTAGTTAGCGGTAAATACTTCCCGCTTCACCTTCCTGTTAGTCTTCTTGCGGGCTACCGATACAGTCTGCTCGAGACTGGTCTGATGCCAGCCTTGACGCTTCCGATAGGCTTCTAAGATGTCGGAGGGGTAAGAGCTGAGCAGAAACTTGCCTTCTAGCTTAGATAGGGTCTTCAGCAACATTTCGAAGTCCTCAATGGTGTAGCCATCATAATGAGCGCAGTTGCTATTGTAGTAGGGCGGATCGAGGTAGAAAAAGGACGTTGGCCGGTCGCGGGAGGTAATGATCCGGATGGCATCTGTACACTCAATTTGTACGCGCTGCATCCGAACCGCGTAGTCGAGGGTGAAACTTTCGCGCCGGTTCTGGATCTTCTTTCCCATCGTGTTTCCGGCCACGTCATAGCCCCAGGGGCCTTCGATCTTACTGGCAAAGCCCTGGTTGGCTAGTGCCCAGACGGCCCAGGCCCGCTTTAGCTCGGAGAACATGTCGGGATTGTCGTAGATGACTCTAGCCTGGCGATGCTGGTCGCGGCTGTGTAGCGTGATCTGTATCTGCTTCTCCAGACTGACGTAGTCGTGCTGGACGACCCGGTAGAAGTTCACGAGCTCGCGGTTGGTGTCATTGATTACCTCGAGCATCGATGGAGGTTTGTTCCAGAACACAGCACCACCTCCTACGAAGGGCTCCGCGTAAAGCTGGTGGTCGGGAATCATGGTCAGAATGCGGCGCACAAGCTTCTGCTTGCCACCGTAGTAGCTGAAGGGAGGTTTCATGAGAGCGTGTGTTTAAAACAAATTGTTGCGAATATAGGGCGCAAGTTGACTCCTGCCTGCGAAATTCTCAAGCTGTAGAAAAAAGTCTATTTTGAGGGCCAATTAACCCCAGACGTATGGATGTACTCTACACCGAATCGGCAAAAAAATTGGCAGAATGGAAGCAGATCCTGCGTGACGAAGACATCCCCTTCCAGGAGGTCATGGAGAAAGGCGCTGCCGGCATCAAAACCACCCCGCCCGGGCTAAAGCTGATCCGCGAGCGGGATGGCTACGAGAACACGATCACACCCCAGATGCGCAAAGAGGAGGAGATGAACCGCAAGGCGCTCCCCTATCTAGGTGTACTGATGCTCATCTTCATAGGGTTGGGGTTCGTCATTTGCAGCGACAACAACGCCGAAGCAGAAGCCGCGGCCATGGCCGAAGCTGCTCATGACCCAAGGCTAGCCCGCTTTGAGATCGGCACCCCATTCTTTCAACAGTTTACCGAGTACGTCAAGCGGGAGGCGGTCCGTAACCCGCGGACGTTCGAGGTGGAGGACTACCGGATGCTGACCTACATTCCTGATAGCATGGTGTTGGTGCTGGAGTTCAGCGCCGAGAACGATTTTGGCGTGCGTACGGACCATTCTATCACGGTAGTTACCGACAACCAGGGGGCGATCAGTAGGGTCGTTTCGGCGCAGTAGTTGGGGTTCGATGTCCGTCCAATGTTTGCGCCGGCGCAGGCCGACGTAGGAGGCTTGACGCTGGCGCGGTATTGGGTGCATTATTTATATAATTTTCTCTTTTGGCTTGCATATGTGAACACATAGGGCGTATATTTGTACTATAAGGGAACGGGCGATGTTGCCCACCTTAAAACAACCACCATGCAGACCGCTACTTTCCTCACCACCCCCATTACCGCCGCCAACGCCAACGGCCGCACTTTCACCGCTGCGGTCTTTAACCTCGAAGAAATGGGTTGGGACTTTACCAACCACACCGCTTGGGGATTCGCCGATGGTGAACTTGACGGCGACGACGAAGTGATCATTAGCGTTGACGATGAAGGAACGACCTACGCCGAGGTCAAAGGAACAAAATCGGAAACGGGCGACGACGATCAGACCATCGCCGATCTTGAAACCCTGCGTGCCGCTCACCAACTCGAAGAAGAAGTCTAGTGAAATTCGTTATCCGCGTGACGGACCTTGCCTCTCCCGGTGAGGTCCGTCACTACTCGAACCTGAAGCTGGCCGTAGTGGACATCGAAAGCCCCTACGATCAGACCTACCGCTCCGCCATGAAGGCCAAGAAAGCGACGGCGAAGAAAGAGCACCCGCAGGACCATCTACTAGAGGGCTACAAGAAGGGCTACCCCTTCGTCTCTGGCGGATGTCGGTTCGACGCCATTCCTGTGTACGAAACCTCGGACTGCTTTGAGCGGGACGAAGATTGGTCGGACGACGGCACCACGGTGTCGGACGGCCTTGGAACCGTTGCGCCTGCCAATTGTCCATTGTGCGGGGCAGAGATGCAGGTGGTTCGACCCGGCGACATCCGATGCTCGGCTGAGTGTCAGGGTTGATTGCGCCCAATATTACGCTAGACGCATTGCCAGATTTAGCGAGTTGACGGGTAGCATCATCATTTTGTACGAAAAGCGCAACGGCCGGGCACAAGCCCGGCCGCAGTGTTTTACTCGTACAGTTCCGGATCCAGACTACTGGGATCGATCAACAACCGGTGCTGCTGACAGAAGGCCGAGAACGTAGCGAACCGGCCCCGCTCCTCTTCAATGGTGTGCTCCTTCTTCGGGTGGAAGCGAAATTTCATCTTCCATTTGTAGTTACGTAGCGACATGAAAGATGGAATCTCCATTCTGCTGGGATCGACATCCAGCTTTGCATCGATTGCCTTAGCCAGCCCCTTCACGGCGGCGTAGATCTCCGGGAGATCCTCCTTTAGGACGTCGTCCTCGTAGCGGTAGGTCGATTCGATGGTGGTGCTGCAGATAAAGGTCGATCCCATGGAGACGGTTTTGTCCCAAAACTAAGGGCTTTCTATGGGCTTGCCGGCGGGAACTCCAGCAACACCGTACTATCCTCGATCGCCTTCATCGCGTGCACCTCGTAGGGGTTGAAGCGGTATTGCTGCATGAACCCGTACTGAGCCCGATTCACTTCGACCAGACCGACGACGGTGGTACCCCGTTCCGGACAGTCGTGGTCGTGAAAGCCCAGCACGGAGCCCGCCGGGATGACGAGTAGCAGAATGATCTGGTTAGGGTCCTCGGTGGGAATACGGTAGGTAGTGGTGCCCTCGACGTAGTAGGGACTACCGGCCGCGATCAAAGCGATGTCCCGACGCAGGATGGTGCCCCCGGCCGCAAGCTGGGCGCTAATGCCGTTCAACCGCGCTTCCATCCTCTCCAGCTCGAGTAGTGCTTCCTGGTGAGTCATGGCAGCTGGTTTCGCAGTTCTTCGTTCTCCTCTTGGAGCATGGCGATCGTCGTATCCCGGCGCTTCAGTTCGTCCTTCAGGGAGCGATTGACCAGCTCCTGATCGAAGTTCTTTAGGCGCAGTTCCTGAATCTGCCGTTCGTGTTGCTCGATGCGGTCGTTCATGGCTTTTAGCTTTGCCTGTAGTACGTCATCGATGGCCACGATCGCGTTCACGCTTTCGAGCTTGGTGCGCGCCCTGAGCGTCTTCAGCTTCAGGCGGGGGGCAATCAGCCAGATGCCACTTGTACCGATCGCTGAAGCGATCACGGTGATTACCGGCCAGTAGGTAGTCAGAAAATTCACAGACCATGCTTTTCGACGTGGAGGACGGTGGCGATAATGGCCTCGATCACCTTCTCCTGAAAGACAGGATCGCGGAGCTTAGCCACCTCGACCAGGTTGGTGAAAAAGCCGATCTCGAGGAGGACCGTTACCGGGATGGTTTTACGGGTGATGTACATGGCGGGACTATCCTTAATGCCCCGATCCTTCAGCCCGAGGGCGGCCACCAGGTGGCGCTGGAAAAGCTCCGCCAGCTTTTTTCCTCGCACACTACCGGGACAGTAGAAAGTCTCGGTACCACTGGGGCTGGTGAACTGAAGCGGGGCGTCAGCGGGAGACCATGCGTTGGCGTGCACACTTACCGCCAGCTTGGGCAACTGCGACTGCCGCTGGTTGATGCGCCGAACGCGCTGTCGCAGGAAGCTAGCCACATCATCCTCCGGAACGACGTTCCAGGCCGAGACGCCGAGCGCTTGCAAGCGGGCCACGACTGGCCGAACGATCATTCGATTCCACTCCCATTCGAAGAAGATGGTACCATCGGACAGTACGGGGCTGTGCTTACCGCCCTCCAGGCGGCCGTGACCATTATCGAAGGCCCAGTCGTAGCGCTGCTTATGCCGACGGCGGCGGCCCTTGCGTAGTTGGTGGGCGATCGCCCCGGCCACTACGGGCGTCAGGTAGGGTAGCCACTCGTCGAGGCCGGCCAGTAGATCGTAAGTCATGAGAGGTCATGGATTGAAACGTACGGTAAAGCCGGGCTCGCTATTGTTGCCGCCGGCCTCTCTCCAGGGCTGATAGTCATTTACCACTACTTCCTCGCGGTAGCGGACGCGGTAGGTGATCCGGTAGACGCGCAGGTCGCTGCGGCGCTCGGTCTGCTGACGCACCCGGACCAGGTCCTGAAAGCTGTCGCCGGCCAGCTGGTGCAGGGTGCGGTTCACCGTCTGCAGTAACTGCAGGTGAGCCAGGCCTTCGCCTCGGCGATCGGGGGCCTGCCCCTCGAAGGTGTGGGTGGGGTCGAACACCTGGTAAGCAAGACGCACCTCCACCAGGGCGGGGGCCTCCTGCACTCTATCGCTGACGTGCTCGAAGGTGGCGTCCGGAAAACTGATCAGGGCGCAGGGGAAGGCCAGGGGCGGCAGTGGTTTGACGTCCAGCTGGCCCATATCGTAGTCGACCATCAACAAGCCATCAGCGGCGATTAAACGGTCGCTTAGGCGTTCAAATAGCTCGGTCATGGCTTACGGAATTTACGGTCCAGGAGGAGGCGGGCCTTGCGCTCGATGCGCTGTTCCAGTTCGTGGCTCTTGCCGACGAACTGCCGCTTGGGCATATCGAAGCCCTTGCCCCGGCCGGCGCGGCCGCCCTCGTTGTGTACACCCATGTAGGTGCTGGGAAAGATGAAGTCGACCTGGTTGCCGGAGACCCGGCCCTTGGTCGCTGCCTTCTTCAGGGCGGTAGTCTTCACCAGAAGTGCCCGCCGCTTGGTCTCCTTCTTGCTGGGCTTACGGGCCGGCCACTTCTGCAGGCTGCGATCGGTGAAGCCTTCGTTCTGAAAATTATCCTCGTGAAAGGCTTCGGCCTCAACGGATATAACGTCCTGGGTAATCTCTACCTCAAGGGTAGAGGTCAGCTGCTCCAGGTTGCGGAAAAAGTCACTGGCGCTCATGAGGTCGAGATTTGCACCAGGACGGCATCGATGAATTCAAACAGGTAGGTCACGCCCAGGAAGTCGAAGCGGTAGACGCCGTCCCCCACCGGAAGCAGCTGGGGGATGACCACGTCCAGGGCCGGTAGCAGGTCACTGGCTACGGCGGGCGAGGCCACACTGGTCCGGGGCAGCTTAGCGGCCAGGTCGGTAAGGCGGTCCGCAGTAATGCGGCCCGGACGGGCGGTGTCCGGTAGATCGAAGGAGCGGCCTACGTAGCGCTCGATGGCCAGGTTCGTGTTCACCTTGCTTACCGCACGGTAGCGGCTCACCTCCCCGTTGCGTCGAAGCTCCAGGGCCCGGCTTTCCGTGACATAGTAGTAGGGATGGTCGTCACTGAAGAGCGTCCCGGTCTTCCCTGGGTTATGGGTAAATCCTCGCGTTGGCTCGAATTCCGGTTCCAGTCCGTTCGGCTCGGCATCCGTCTGGGTTGTACCGCAGCGGCAGTTGTATCCGTTGGGGGGCATGCGGGTGTCCCAGATGGGATGATCGATGGGATAGATCGCACCGTCCCATAGCAGATGCTGCGGCCGCGTCAGTTCGTCCCGGATGGCGTTGTAGCGCAAGTTGGGGTAGAGGTAGGCGCGACGCTGGTAGACATCCCAGTTCTCCGCGCTACTGGCCGCCACCATGGCACTACGGGCCTCGGTACGTAGCCAAGACTGGTTCTGTAGACTCAGGTAAGCCCGACTCTCCCGCATGAAGTCTTTCAGGGGGAGCCCACGCAGCTTACGCAGCTCGGCCGCCAGGGTGTGGTGTTTAGCGGCCGAGAAGCGGGACGCGCTCTGTCGCAGGCCCTCGAACATGCGCAAGTCCGCCTCCGACCGGGGCGAATGGAATTTACGTCCCCAGCCCAGTTCGGCCTGCTCGATGATCTGATCGTAGTAGCTGCGGTATATGCCGTCGTGGATACGGGCACCGCCTAGCTTGCCGGCGTGTAGCTCACGCAGAAAGCTATCCTCCACGCCGCCGGCAACCCCCAGAAAGCGGTTGGGGATGGAGTCGGTAAGCTCAGCCACATCATTGCAACAGGAAGACCCGTAGAGGGCTAGTAAGTCAGCGTGACGGGTCCGGGCGCGGCTATTGGTCCTTCTCATCGGCTGGCTTCTTTGGATCGTCCTGGTCCTCGTCCTCTTCGGCTTCCTCCTCGATGAACTGGCCAACCGGGGGATCGTCGGCGGTGGGCTTCGGCACGTCGTAGAAATTGTAGAAGTGGCTCTGGGCGATGGGGATGATGCTGGATAGCTTCAGGTCAACGTCGATGCGCTGGGCCATCGAGAGGTGCTCCCGATCGGGAATGGAGAATTCACCGCCGCCGGCCGGGTAGCCGAGCATAACCAGGTAATCGACCAGGCGCTCGTTCAGGTACTGCAGGACGTAGGAACGATCGTCCAGCTTGAGCTCGTCCTTCGTCTTTTGGTGGACGTTGGCCTGGGCGTAACCCGAGTTCTTCGCCTCGGTGGTAGTCATGGTCTGGCCGCCGATGCTGATCTGGATCTCCCGGTTACAGGCATCGATCAGCTGCCGGAAGACTTCGCCGCCGTTGCCGTTCGGGTTGCCGTGGATGGTCTCGATGTGTGCATCGGTGGGAGCAACCACGTAGCCGGCCGCCCCGGCGTTAGCGAGCTGCTCTTCCAGGCTCACCCGGGTCGCCTCGGTATCGAATTTCCCCCAGCGGAAGGGCATGCCGAAGACCTCGGCGAATTCAGCCCAATCACCGAAACCACCGGTCTTATAGATGGCATACTGGCAGGCTTCCAGAATGTCACCCAGGTCCTCATGGTGGCCGGCCTCCAGGGTGGTCAGGGAGAAGGGGCTTTCGCGGAAGGGGAAGCCGGCGGTATCGGCGCGGTTCTTCAGTACGATCCCGTGACGGGGCCGCACGTAACGGCGGTCGATCTCAGCTGACCAGCCGCCGCGATCCTTGGCCCCCCGGGCCGGCCAGCTCATTTCGATCAGGGCGTGGCCGTAGAAGCGGCTGTTCATGATCCCCTGCAGCAGATCGCGGAAGTAAGACTTATTGAGCAGCGCCTTTATCTCCGGTACCGGCTCTCCGTCGACGCGAAATGAGAATGCGCAGTTCGTGATCGACTGGGTGCGCTTTGCGACTTCGCGCTTCAGCACGCCGTCCAGCATGCACTCCGCGTAGAGCTCGTAAAGGCGGTAACGGTCCTGGTTGGGACCGTCGGCCAATTCCATGGCCTTCTTCCACTTACGGATGTCAGCGCTCTCCCGCGTATAGGGACGCACGTCGACGTTATTGATAATGACCGAGCCCTTGTATTTGCCCTGCGCCCGCCCCGCGAACGGCGAACGCAGCCAGTCGTACAGGTCGCGGCGAAAGGAGCTAGCGTGTGACATTGGAGCGGGTTGGCCCTGAAAGTCGCTTAGGCGGCGAGTTAAAGGGTAGTTAAACGGTGTTTCGGCCTATCGGTAGTTGTTCCGTTTGGGACGGGAGCCGAAATGAATCTTTTTCTCCGCGGTGATGGCGCGCCGCGGCAGCTCGGTGTAGAGCTCACTTTTCTGCACCGCCCGCAGCCACTTCATGGCCCGGTCGTAGCGGGCCGTACGGTCCTCGATGTAGTTGCCGGCCTGGGAGCGAGCCACCAGGTGGTAGATGGCGATGTCGGCGATCGCCTGTACGAGCAGCTGTAGGCGGGGCTGGGGCGACTGCCAGGCGAATATGGCGTCCACGTTGTACTCGTCGGCCAGGTAGGTGCGCGCCGTACTCTCGCCCACGGCAATGCAGGCGGTGACGATCGAATCATCCCCCTGCGTGATGGACACGAGGTGCTCTTCCTGGATGGAGTTGAGCAGATCTTGTTTTTCGATGTAGGCCATAGCTTAGCGGCGGTATTTGCGGCGGCGGTACTTGCCACCGGTAATCTTACGGGTCTGGCTCTTACGCTGGCAGAGCCACACACCTCCCTCGGTGGCGTCCGGTCCGTCGTCGTGGGCGTTGAGCTTGGGGTTGATGGCCAGGAACTGATCCTTCAGGGTCATCATGTGGGGGTTTTGCTTTTCGGCGACGTTGAAGACGAGCTGACCGGATGAATTCAGGGGCTCAAGGGTCGACTCGATGCGGAAGAATTTCTCCGGCTTGGACCGGTTGTCGGGCTGGATCGAGATGTGGCCCCGCGTCTTGATCATCTCGTTGGTCAGCCGCAGGAATGTGTCCTCGTAGAAACTGGCCTGCAGACCACCGGCCTCGACGTACATGTACAGCGCGGTCTTTTCCCCCACCAGGTCGCGAATGGTGTAGTACCAGCCGATCATCTTGGAGACCGTGGTCTGGTCGCAAAAGGCGTGGATGACGTAGAATTTGCCCTGCAGGTAGCCGATCAGTACGACGGCCTTGTAATCGCTCTTCTTTGAGTCGCGGTGAGAGGGATCCCCGTAGGCAATCAGGAACTCAAACTTGGTGAGCGGCGGTACCTCGTCCCAGTAGAGTGTTTCGAAGACGGTGCCCTCGACGATGGGATTGTTAAAGTACTCCTTCTGCCGGCTGCGGTAGGACATCTTGCTCAGGATGTCGTCGATGTCCTTTTCGGAGTTCTTCTCCGGCCAGCTGGAGCGGCCCTTGCGATCGCGGATGTTGATCACCTCGTAGTAGTCCGCCATCTCGACGGCCTCCTTCATGATGCAGACTGGGGCGATGTAGTTGCCGCAGAAAATGATGCGGTAGTTGCCCGATACGTCCACAGTGGGGATCAATGCCTGCTCCACCCAGTCCCAGCGCTCACGTACCAGGGCTGGGTTGCGGCAAAGCTTGTCATGGTCGAGATCGTCGATCAGCAGGCAGTCCGGCCGGGCGTGCTCATTCTTCGTTCCCCGCGGACTCTGGCCACCGCCGATCGCCCGAAAGCTGACGCCGGTCTTGGTGACGAAGTTGCCTGTCTCCCAGCCGCGGTAGCCCTTCTGCGTGCCGTAATCGTTGATCAGTCGCTGGTTTGCCTCCAGGTTGATCATGTAGGGCATAAGCAGGTCGATGGCGTTGCTCTCGCTGTGGGAGGTCAGCAGGATGTTGCGGATCTCCTTTTTGGCCAGAGCCAGGTAGAGCACCTCCAGCATGGTGCGGGTGCTCTTGGCCATGCCCCGCGACCAGACGCGGGCCTCGTACCACCGCTTGTTGGCGACGATGCGCTTGGTGGCCCTCCGGTGAAAGGGGGCCGGTGGCGCTGAGGCGTAGTGTGGGAAGTGATACGCAAACCAGGCTTCGGGGTCGGCCTCCAGGCGGGCGATGCGCCGGACCTTCTCCCCGGCGGTTTCCTGGGGCAGCGGCGTTTCACGCTCGACGTTAGCCCGGAACTCGTCCCAGCTGATCAGTGCCTGGCGGGAGGTCATACTCATCTACAGCCGGCTCTTAATGAAGGCATCCTGGTATTCCAGGATCATCTGGGCGTGGGCCAGGTCAGCCGAGGCGATGAATTCACTGAACTGCATCTGCACCGTGACGATCTCGGCTACCGATACCTCCGTTTCGAGCTTGGCGATCGAGGTGGTGAGCTTGGCGTAGATGTCCCCCTCCTTGGAATTGGCGTAGCGCTGGCCCGGTTCTTTCTTCCGGATGGCCTGCGATAGCTCGTCGACCTGGTCGTACAAAAAAGCCAGTTGCTGCTGGCGCGTCACCAGCAGACTTTTGCGCAGTTTATCCCAACCGCCCTCTTTTTTCCACTTAGTTATGGTTGCCGGGCGAACACCAACCTTTTCGGCGAGTTCAGTTTGGTTAGAGACCCCGCCGCGAACGAAGAGCATCTCTGCCAGGGCCTTCTTCTGCTTGTTGGTCATGCGGCCAAAGTAAGCGCACGCCTCCCCCGATTTTCCCGCTTCGCCCCCACCGTAGGCTAGTCTCCCCCTAGCGTAGGGCCGCCCCCCCCTAGTCTGGGCCGACTATTTAGGAGAAGCGCCGCCGGGCTGCTACAATTGCGGCCAATCAAGTCAGCGGCTCTTGCCCAAACACACATTTCTCATCTCGGACGAAAGCGTAAACCATCACGGTTTCCGCATCCTGACGGACGGGATCGATCTGTCGTACTTCCTGGCTAACCCCGTCCTGCTCTACAACCACCACCGCTCCAATACGGACGTGACCGTCTACGGTCGCTGGGAGGGAATGGAGAAAAAGGACGGCAAGCTCAGCGGCGATCCTGTATTCGACCTGTCGGATAAAATGGGGAAGAAGCTGGCCAGTAAGGTCAAGGGTGGCTTTCTGCACGCGGTCAGTCTGAACGTACGCATCCTGGAAGCCAGCGATGCGCCCGAGCACAAGCTGCCCGGTCAGCGCGGGCCCACCATCGTGCGCTCCCAGTTGCGGGAGGTGTCCATGACCGACATCCCCGGCAACGGCAATTCCGTGCGCCTCTTCGACGCGGACGACAACGAGATCGACGTCGTCAAGCTCTCCGACTTCACCACCAACGCAAGCTTCAAATCGCAAACAGCTCCCAAAATGGACGAACTGCAGTACCTGGGTATGACCCTCGGCCTATCCGACGATAAGCCTAACCTTTCCGCCGTCAACGGTGCCATCCGCAAGCTCATGGATAAGGCCGCCCGGGTGGACGTCCTCGAAGCCCAGCTTAAGGACTACCAGAAAAAGGAGGAAGCCAGCCAGGCCGACCGGGCCGAGGCGCTACTGACCAAAGCCGAAGAGGATGGCCGCATCACCACCGCCCAGCGTACCTCCTTTGCCACCCTGTTCGACAAGGACTTCGAGGGTACGGCCGAAGTGCTGAAGGGGCTGCCGAAGCAGAAGAAGCTCAAGGACATCCCGGCCGGCGGTAAGGGCGGAGGCGATACCACTACGCTCAGTGAGGGCAAGTACAACGGCAAAACCTTCCGGGAGTGGGAGATCGAGGACGACGGTACGCTGGCCCGGCTCAAGAGCGAGGACGAGGAAACCTACAACGAGCTGTACAAGGAACAGTACGGCAGCTTTCCCACCAAGGGATAGCCGCCGCGGAAGAGAGAAAAGGCAGGCCGGAGGAACCTTCTTTTCAACCTTACAACCAAACCAACCGTGGCCGTTCAACAAGAAATCTGGGTCAATTCCATTATCGAGGAGCTCTACGACTCCAATCAGTTCCTCCGCTACATGGCGAATCGCTCGGAGTACGTCCGCGACGGTAAGATCATCCACAAGCCCCAGAGCGGCGGTGGCTCTGGAGTGGAGAAGAACCGCTCGGTCTTTCCCGCCGGCATCCGTACCCGTCTGGACACGGAGATCGCCGAAGTGATCGACGAGTACACCTCCAACCCGGTCAAGATCCCCCACGCCGACACGGTGGAGCTGAGCTACAACAAGCGCATGAGCGTCATCCGCGAGATGCTGGGCGAGCTGCTCGAGCAGGTCGGTAGTGATACCATTGCCGCCTCCGTCCGCGACTGCAAGGCCGGAAATAAGGTAGCGGCTACGGGAGATACCCGGCCGGCCACCGCACCCGGAGCTACCGGACCCCGTACCACGGTGATCGGTGACGACGTGCTGAAGTGCGCCAAGGTCCTGGACCTGCATAAGGTGCCCTCCCGGGGCCGGGTCATGCTGCTGGATACCCAGGACAAGCACGACCTGATGAGCGATGAAAAGCTGAAGTACGCCTTTCAGAAGACCATCGATCTGAAGACCGGCAAGATCGGCCAGCTCTACGGCTTCGACCTGATCGACCGCACGCTGGTGCTGCGGATGACCGCCGGCCTGGCTCCGAAGGATGCCTTTACGGCCAATGCGGCCGACGACACCAGCGGCAGCATCTTCTGGCAGGGCGACCACCTGGAGTACTACCCAGGTATGGTGCGCTTCTTCGAAAACCTCGGAGACCCCACCCTGTACGCTGATGTCTACTCGATGCTGCTGCGCTTCACCGGCGGGCCGAAGCGGGCCGACGGCAAGGGCTACGGTCTGCTCTACCGCGCCGCCGCCTAATTCAATCCTTTTTCAATCACCCTTCAACTCCTGCTTTCGTGAAGATCACCAGTGTATTCGAGGCCCATCCTGACGTCGACACGGTCTACCTGGTCGGTAGCCAGCCCTTCGTCAACCACAGCTACGCCCAGAACCACGCCCGGAGTACGGGAAAGACCGTGCAGATCTTCAAGCGGGACAAGGTGGAAGCTCAGGGCCGCGCCATCGAGGAAGCCCGCCAGCGTAGCGAAGCTCTCCGTAAGGACAAGGAAGCGAAGAAGGCCGACGAGCAGCGTCGCCTGCAGGCAGCCCGTGAGCGGGAAGCGCAGCTGAAGGAGCAGGAGCTCGCCGAAGCAGCCCGCCGGGAAGCTGAGGAGCAGGCCGAGCTCGAGGCACGGGCCGCCGCCGAAGCAGAAGCGGCCGCCGCCGCCGCAGCAGCAGCCGAGGCAGAGGCTACAGCCAGCGCACCTGCCACCGAAGAAGAGTAGTCACCCAACCGTAGTCATCACCCGCCCCGGCTTAGGGGCACCACACCGTCTTTCATGAAAAACCTTTTTTCCCTTCTCTCGCTCCTGTTCCTGCTGACCCTCAGCGGTGTGGGCAGTGAGCTCCGGGCGCAGGCCGACGAAGCGCTCACCGGCACCGAAATAACCGCCCTTCCCAGCGACGCTCCCGCTCCCGCTGGCATCACCTTGACCTTCGAGTCCAACGACGAGCTGAAGGCGTTCCTGGCCACCCCTGCTACCCCGGCGGGTACTATCACGGAGCAGGTAGCCATCCCGCAACCTGCCTACGCCATGCAGCTCGCCCCCGAGGACGGGCCGGATGAACCGGACGAGAGTCCCGAAAAGCTCACTGTCTGGGAATTCGTCAAACGCTACTGGGAGGAGATTGTCTTTGCCCTGATCCTCTTCATCGAGGTTATCGTCAACCTTACGCCCACCACCGTGGATGATGCCGGCTTCCGCTGGTTGCGCCGAATCTTCAACGCCATCATCCCGAACCGATCTAAGACTTCCGGGGTCCGCCACCCCGTGAAGTAAGACCTCTCTCCGGCGGCCCGGGTATCTGGCTGGTTTCGACCGGCTGGATACCCACCCCCGCGCACCGGCTCACTGGGAGCATTTGTAGTGGTTCGATTCCACCGGTACGCGCTAGGACATTTTCCACTAAGCTCAACCTCCTTTCAGTATGGCACTGCCCGGCGTAAACGTGAACCTTCAGAACGGTGCTCTACCGGGCAGCGCGGACGGCGACGACGGTCTGGGCTGTATCCTGCTGCAGGGACCCGCAGCGGCCAGCCTTGCGCTGCTCACTCCCCGCCTGATCAGCTCCCTCCAGGATGCGATCGACCTGGGACTGGACGCCGACTACGACGCGGCCGGCGAGGTGCATGTCTATCAGCACCTGCGTGACTTCTACGCCGAAGCCGGCGCCGGTCGCAGCGTCTGGATCATGTTGGTCTCCCAGGCCGTCACGATGGCCACCATGGTCGACGTCGTCGAGGAGGACTACGCCCGCCGCCTCCTGGACGCCGCTGGCGGGAAGGCGCGTTTCCTCATCGTTACCCGCAATCCCGCCGACGGCTACGCCCTGGCTACCGTCGATGACCACATCGATGCCGACGTGGTGTCCGCGATCGGCGCGGCTCAGGAGCTCGGTGAGTTCTACCTGAATGAATTCACCCCCTTCCGCACGATTCTGGAGGGCTACGGCTACGACGGAGATCACGGTGGTCTGGTCGACCTGAAGCAGCGCACCGATAACCGCGTTGGCATCGTCATCGGTAACACCAGGGCTGGGGCCAGCGCCGCCGTCGGTCTGGTGGCCGGCCGCCTGGCCTCCATCCCCGTACAGCGCAATCTCGGCCGCGTCCTGGACGGGCCGGTCCGCGCCGATGACATCTACCTGGGCACCGAGGAGTTCGGCCAGGTCTTCCGTACCGCCGCCACCATTCACGATCGGGGCTTCATCACCTTTCGCCAGCACCCCGGCAAGGCGGGCTTCTACATCAGTGACGATCCGGTGGCCACCAACGGGCAGGACGACTACCGCCGGTTGGCCTACGGTCGCACGATCGATAAGGCGCTGCGCATTGCCTACACGACCTATGCTGGCGAGATCCTTGACGAGGTGGAGGTCGACACCCGCGGCCGCATCGAGCCGGTCAAGGCGAAGTACTACCAGTCGCTGATCGAGCGCGCACTGAACCAGGCCATGACCGCCCAGGGCGAGATCCTCTCGGTTGCCGCCACGGTGGACCTGGAGCGCAACGTACTGGCCCTCGGGGTGGCCGTCGATCTGCGCATTCAGGTCTACGGATACGCCGATCCCATCACCATCAACCTCGGCTTCCTGCCGATCAACGCCTAAGCATGCCACTCTTTGACAGCCGGGAGTATTCCTGGAGCAACATCACGATCAACCTAGGCGGCAAGAAGCTGGGCGGCGTCCAGTCGGTCAAGTACAAGTACGGTACTGACAAGGAGCGGGTATTCGGCAGCGGCAATAAAGCCCGGGCCATCCAGTCGGGCAATACCGAGGTCGACGGCGAGGTGATCCTGCTCCAGAGCGAGTACGAGAAGATGGCCGCCGCCGCCCGCGTGGCGCTGGGCGATCCCCTGGCCAAGGTCACGGAGCTACCGGGTGTGGACATGGTGGTGGCCTACACCAACGGTGCCAAGATCACCACCGACGTCGTCTACGGGCTCAGCTTCACCGAGGTGGAAAAGGGGATGGCGCAGAACGATAAGTACATGAAGATCACCATGCCGTTTCTGGCACTGGACGTGAAGGAAAGCGCATAGGGTTTATAAGGGATTTACCAGGGCCGGTGGCTACGGCTGCCGGCCCTCTTTTTTTGCCACCAAATACGAGAGTAATGTCAAAAGTGACTGAAGAACAAATCGCCAGCTGGAAGAAGCAGCACGGCGAGGTATTCCAGCTGACCGGCCCCGATGGCCGACAGGCCTACATCAGCAAGGCCACCCGCAAGGTGATCAGCCTGGCCCAGTTCAAGATGCAGGAATCGCCCATCTCCGCCGTGGAGGTGATCCTGGAAAACTGCTGGCTGGCCGGGGACGAAGAGCTGAAGGAGGATGATGGCTTTGTCCTGGGCGTGCAGCAGCACATCAACACCATCATCGAGACCAAAGAGGTCGAGGTAAAAAAGCTCTAGCCGACGCCCGGGGCGGCCCTGACGAGGACATCGTCGGCTACGTCAACGCCATGCTGCGCTACTACATGGGAGTGGCCGACCCCGACGCACTGGATGACCACACCTGGGCGCAACTATTCGCCCACCTAATCGAAATCAGAAAAGCCGAAGCACCGAAACGTTGAGCGGATTTACCTACACGATCGATCTTAAAGTACTGGGTGGCGCGGGCCTGACCCAGACTACCACCAAGGTGGATAAGTTCGAGCAGTCGGTACGCAAGACCAATAAGCTCATCGGCCGCACCGAAGCGGATACGCGAAGCTTTACCTCGACCGGGTCGGCGGGTTTCGATAAGGTAGGGCGTTCGGCCCTTGGCCTGGACAACAAGATCGGCAAGGTTCGCAGGTCAACCAACCAGGCCCGCGATCAAATGGATCGCTTCACCGGCAGCGGTCAGCGGGGCTTCATGCGACTCAACCGGGGGGCTACCAGGTTGATCGGGATTCTGGGCGGCGCTACGGCGGCCTTTTCGAGCGCCCGGGAGGCAGCCGACCTGGAGAGCATGGAAACGGCCCTCGACTTCGCTACCGCCGGGGAGGGGGCTAAGAACATGGAGTTCCTGGAACAGACGGCCGAGAGCCTGAAGCTCAGCATGCGTTCCAGCCTGCCGGCGTTCAAGAACTGGATGGGTGCGGTCCGCGGCACTTCCCTCGAGGGGCAGGAGGCGCGTAACACGTTCTACGCGGTGGCCGAGGCCTCCCGCGTCATGGGATTGAATGGCGAGCAGAATGCCGGCGTGTTCCTGGCCCTGGGACAGATGGCCAGCAAGGGCAAGGTTTCGGCCGAGGAACTGCGTCAGCAGCTGGGCGAGCGGTTACCGGGTGCACTCGGCATTGCCGCCCGGGCGATGGGGGTCACCCAGGCCGAGCTGAACAACATGATGGACAAGGGGGAGCTGTACAGCGATGTCTTTCTTCCCAAGTTCGCCCGGCAGCTGCATAAGGAATTTGCCGGCGGGGTGGAGGAAGCGCTGGGAACGGCCAACGCTAACTTCGCCGACTTCGATAATTCCGTCCTGGAACTGCAGCAGTCGCTCGGAGGCGGCTTGGTGCCGGTAGGTACCCGCCTGATCAACAATTTTCTCATTCCGGCCATGGACTGGCTGGGGCGGAATTCGGAGATACTGGTAGTGCTGGGATCGCTCTACGTCGGGGCGGCGGTGAAGACCGGCGTGTTCGCGGCTGCCCAGGCCTGGGCGGCTACCAGTGGCGGGGTGCTGACGCGGGTGATGCAACTGCTGAACGTCACCATGTCCCTCAACCCGGTCGGCATGGTCGTCATGGGTATTGCCGCCCTGACCACAGCCATGACCTTTGCCTGGAACGCCTCGGACGTTTGGCGCGGCCAACTTCAGGGCACCTGGGAAGCAATCAAGCAGACTGGCTTGGCTATCCTGAAGTGGCTGGTCTTACCGATGCGCGTAGCGGCTAAGCTGTTCACGGCTGCGCTCACCTTCGATGTGGGTGCGATGAAGAGCGCGCTAGGTGATGCTATGGGCCTGGTAGCTGACAATGTCAACGACTTCACCAGTATCGGCGAGAAGTACGGCGAGGGCTACGCTAAGGGGGTTGCGGACTTCAACGCTAAGGGGGAGCGGGCCGCTGCACCTACTGCCCTCGATGCTGCCTTCAGAGGAAGCGGGGGTGCGCCAGCGGCGAATAACGGCAAGTCAGAAGCGGCAGCCAAAGCGGACGCGAAAGTCCGCAGCGGGCTGAAGGGCATCAGCGGCGGCGGTAGCAAGAACATCACGATCAACATCGATAGCCTGGTCGAGACCCTGGCCATCCACGCCGCTACGGTGCAGGAGGGGACCGATGACCTGGTCGACCTGGTCGTGGCCAAACTCACCCAGGGCATTAACCAAGCTCAACAGATGCAGTAATGGCCACCACCTTCCAACTAGACCGCCTGTACTACGAGGCTTTCGGCGAGGAGCAGGGGGACGGCTTCGAGCTGCCCCAGCTGGAGGATAGCCAGGGGCAGTTCGTCGAGGTGCAGCGCCGCCTGGCCGCCGCCGACCTGCTCGGCCGCGCCCTGTTCCTGCCGGTTCGGCTCGGGGGGGTTGACCTGGCCAACGAACCCACGTTGCGCATTACCGGCCGCAAGGTGATTCAGAAGACCCGCCCGGTGGGCTCCCGCCGCAAGGGCTCGGTGAAGGAACTGATCAGCATCGACGACGATAGCATCACCATCCGCGGCATCATCGTCAACACCAAGAGTACCCGCGATTATCCGGAAGACGAAGTCCTAGCCCTGAAGGAGCTTATCGACCGCCCGGAGGCCCTGGCGATCGAGTGCGGACTCACCGAGCTGCTGGGCATCTACCGCCTGGTGATTGAAGACTGGGACCTGCCGGAGATACGGGGGTTTCAGCACGCCCAGGCCTACGAGCTGAAGTGCACCTCCGACGAAGACTGGAACCTCGAAATCGACTGATATGTACGTAATCGACATACAGGCCCGGATCGGAGGTAAGCGCTTTTTCCGCATCAACTCGCTCAGCGTGGAGTCCAGCCTGACCCAGATTGGCACCAAGGCTGAGCTAACCCTGCCGACCACCGCCCGCCTGACGCGGGCCGGTGAGTTTGTCTCCGAGGTGGAGACGGCCAAGGCCTTCCAGGTAGGGGACGAGGTGGAGGTCCTGGCCGGCTACGACGGTGATCTGCGGACTGAATTCAGGGGCTACGTCCGGCGCGTTTCCCCCACCATCCCCCTGAAGCTCGAGCTGGAGGATGGCGTATACCTACTGCGGCGCAAGAACGTGAAGCGCAGCTGGCGAAGCGTTACCCTGGCCGAGGTGATCACCTTCCTCCTGGAAGACACCGGCATCGAGGTGGTGGGAGAGATTCCCGGCATCACCTTCAGCCCCTTTTACCTGAAGAACGTCACGGCCGCTTACGCACTGCAGAAGCTGCGCGATCGCTACGCCCTGACCATCTACTTCCGCCTCGACGGAAAGCTCTACGTGGGGCTAATCGGCGGTACCGATCGCGTACGGGTGAAGTACCGCGTCGGCCGCAACGTCGTGGACCACCGCCTGGAGTGGCAGAGTAAGGACGATGTACGCCTGCGCGTCAAGGCCATCCTGATCCGGCGCGACGGTTCGCGCCTCGAGGAGGAGATCGGTAGCCCGGACGGAGAACTACGGACCCTCCACTTCTACGACCTCGCCGACGGGCAGACGCTGAAGCAGCGCGCCGAGGAGGAGCTACTGAAGTTCCAGCGCGACGGCTACAGCGGTAGCCTGACCGGGTGGCTCGTTCCCGAGTGCCGGATCGGCAATACCGTAGACCTGGCCGACGAGACCTGGGAGAACAACCGGGAAGGGGACTACCTGGCCGAAGGCGTGACCACCACCATCGATAGCGGCGGCGCACGACGGCGCGTAAAACTCGGACTGAAGCTGAACTGATGCAATTCGCCGACCACATAAAACGGATGATCGCCGACCGTATGGGGCCGGGCATCGTGACCGTCACCGTGACGGCCGTGGACGAGGCAGCCGCAACGTTCGACGCCGTCGACGTGGATGGCATCGAGCTTTACGACATTCGCCTACAGGCGGTAGTCGGGGGGGTTGATGGCCAGCTCGTCGTTCCGGCGTTAAAGTCCACGGTCACGATCGCGCCGCTGCGCTGGACGGAAACCGACTACGCGGTACTCAGCTACTCGCAGATCGCTAAGGTAGTCGTGCGACCCCAGGGCAGCAGCTACCTGGAGATGGATGAGCTGAAGGTAGCGATCGGCGATCAGGTCGAACTGGGCGGCGGAGCGCAGGAGCCGGCTCCCCGGGGGACCTCGTTGAACGCCAATTTAACCCAGCTGAACGCCAACCTGACGGTCCTCAATGCCAATCTCACGGCCTTTGCCAGCGCCCAGGCAAATGTGGCCGCTTCCGGGCCACTTGCTCCGCTTGCACCTGCGTACACCGTCCTGATTGCATCCCTGCAGTCCCTACAGGCTAACCTGACGGCCTGGAACAGTCAGCTTTCCAATCACCTCTCCCAAAAAGTCACCCTGGCATGATCGATGTACTTCTTTCCGCCGCCGGCGATCTCGAGATCATGAACGGCGACCTGGTCATGGGTCGGTCTGATTTGCAGCACCAGCGGCTCCTCCTCTTCACCGATAAGGGGGAGCTAAGGCAGTACCCGACCGCGGGGGTAGGCCTGCGCACCTACCTGCTCGATGAGGTGCGCAGCGCCACCATCACCGCGGCGGTGAAGCGTGGCTTTGAGGCGGACGGGATGAAGGTGCGCCGGGTACGGGTGCGCAACCGGGCGATCGAAACGGATGCAAGCTATGAGTGAGGCAACGGTACAAAAGGGTCAGTGTATGCTCGATCTGGCGATCCAGTATTTGGGCAGCGCGGAAGGGGTATTCGCGCTGGCGCAGCTAAACGGGCTGGCGGTTACTGACCGGCCGGCAGCTGGATCTACGGTCCTGCTTCCGGAAGTGGTGGACCGCAGGACGCGCCAGCAGTACGTAGAGCGGGGCTACGAGCCGGCGGTCGGCGTCGAAACTGAAGACGGCCAGGGCATCGGCTACTGGACTATCGGAGAAAACTTCATCGTATCGTAATGGCTCGGACAATCGCAGAGATCCAGGAGGCCATGGTGGCCGACATTCGCAGCCGCGAGGGGCTGGAGGGGCTTACGAGTACTTCCTCAACGGCCCTCTACGTGCTGATCACCTACGTGGTGGCCGCAGCGATCGCTGCGGGGGAGAATATTCAGGACCTAGCTCGCCGGCAGTTGCGGGAGGATCTTGCAAGGCTGAAACCACACAGCCTTCGCTGGTACAAGGAGATTGCCCTGGCCTACCGCAAGGGGGTGGCGATCGACGACGCCACGGCCAGCTACCCCGAACCCACCGACAGCGACAACCTGGTCATTCAGCGCGTCGTTCTGCACGCCAGCGTACGCGCTGCCGGCAGCGTACTGCAAATACGGGTAGCCAAGAAGTACATCGATCCCCTGAGTGTGCCGGAGCTGAACGCCTTTCGCAGCTACCTGGAGGAGGTGAAGGATGCCGGGGTGGAGCTGGAGGTCAGCAGTCGCCCGGCGGACCGCCTACGGGCTACGTTGGACGTCTACTACGATCCCCAGGTCCTCGATGGTGCCGGTAGACGGCTCGACGGCACAAAGGACATAGTGGTCGCCTCGGCAGTAATCGACTACACCGAGAACCTGGCCATCGACGGTCGCTTCACCCGCACCGGCCTGGTCGACCGCCTGCAGCAGGCCGAGGGGGTACAGCTGATCACCATTCGTACCCTGGAGATCGCCCCCGACGGGGAAGCCTACGTTGGCGCCTCCGAGATCTACGAGCCGGCCAGCGGCTTCGTGCGACTGTACTCCCGCTCTGACCTGACCGTGAACTACATCCCCCTCAGCAATGGATAGTGTCTACGACATCGACTTTCGCCGCCTGGTGAGGGACCTAGTGCCGGCGGTACTCCGGAAGGAGCGCCTACTGGCGTTCCTGGACGCGCTCGTGAAGCCCGTACAGAGCCTGCACGCGACGTTCCTGCGGGCGCGTACCGCAGTGTACGCGGAGCTGCCGATCACGCCGCAGGTCTGTGTATTGCGGTACCACTTGAACGAGCGCTGGGACCGTCTGCTGCGGCGCATCCGGATCCTCGATGGCCAGGATGGGGAAGGCCCGCGGCTCTATACCGAAGCCGAGGGCAATCCCCTCTTCCTGCCCCTCACCCTCGAAGCCTCCCGGGTCGACTTCCTGGTGGAGGTACCTACCGAGCTGCGGGGCTACTCACGAGTCATCAGGGCCTTCCTCGATCGCCACAAGCTCCCCACCAAGAGCTATACAATCTCCTACGTATGAAGCGCATAGACTTCCTCACCAGCCCCTCGGGGTTCCGAGTCCACGCGGACAAGGTCTTCCACTACATGCAGCAGACCTACCAGGAGGGCATGAAGGCCTTGGCAAACCTTGCAGGACCCAACTGCATCGTATCGGGCTGTATCGTGTCTGGACAGGCGGTAGGACCCGGCTGGCTGCACCTCAACGGGGAGCTGGTGCGCTTCGTCGGTGGCTCGCTGGCCACCTCTACACGCATCCAGATCACGGAGACCGCCATTTCGGCCGAGAACGCCAATGGGCAGCCGGTGGACCGCTACTTCGACCGGACGGCTACATTGGCTGTCTCCGGAACGACCGAATTCACCAACCTTCGCCGGGCGGGGGACCTGCTGTCGCTGCAGCAGCGGGCGGCCAGCCTGGTCAATTTTGAGCCGGCCGTAATCGTGTCGGGCTGCACGGTGTCCGGCGTGACCGGCAACACCTCGGGCTCGCTCCGGATATCCGCCGGCACCTACGTGCTCGGGGGAGCCTTCTACGATGCCCCAGCCTACGCTGGAACCTACCCGGTCTACTACTCGGCAGCTGGCTACTCCACGCAGGATCCGGGTGGCGTCCGGGTGGCCTTCGATCCGCACACCTCCCAGCGAGCGGCGGACGTCATCAGTCGGGCTACCTCGAAGGTGGGGGAGCTGAAGGACATTGCGGTCCTCTCCGATCGCTTCGACCAGGTCACCGGCCTCGGCCGCTGGGAGTGGAAGGGTTGGGGGCTCTGCGACGGCCAGGCCGGCCGGCTGAATCTCGCCGGGCGGGTGCGGGTTGGACGCTCGAAGGCGGCGGGCGATTATAACCGAGTGGGCGACACCGGAGGCGTGGAGGAGGTCGCGATCAGTATCGACCAGATGCCGCGGCACAATCACACCCGCAGTAAGACCGATCCCCTGGGCCCGGGTGAATTCGGCCTGATACGGAAAAGCAAGCAGGGGGATAACCTGACGAACAGCGGCACAGATAGTGGCCTTTCCGGCACCTCCCCGGATGTGGAGACCGAACCCATCGGCATCCCGCGAGAGGGCGGGGGGAAGCCCCACGAAAACCGTATGCCCTACCTGGTAGTGCTCACCGTTCAACGCATCGCAAATGGCTAGCCGCGCAACCCTTCTTTCCTTCTTCGAGACGGGTGACATGCCCACCCAGGCCCAGTTCGCTGAACTGATCAACTCCCTGCGCTTACTGGACGAAGCGCTGGCCACTACGGATATAGCCGGACTTACCGCGCTCATCGAGCAGGTGGTCGATGCCCGCATCGGTGGGGTGAATCAGCGTCAGTTCCAGGTACTGGAGGACCCAGGTACGGGCTCGAAGGTGATCACCGTCGATGGCCAGCCAATCGGAGAGATCGGTCAGGCCAGCGAGCAGGGTCCTGGGCTCATCAATCAGCAGTTCTATACTAAGCTGCGTGACATCAACGCAGCGGCCGAACCTAACCGCAGCACCGCCGAGATCGCCGAAGACCTGCGGAATTTCGATCAGCTACGGATTCCGTCCCGGGCTATTGAGGGGCTTCCCGATCCAACGCCAGTTGCCCTATCGGTCAGCCAGGCGCGCACCTACGAGGTGCCGGCCGACACGGTGGTGAAGACCTTCTACATCACCCCCACGGGCAATGGGATCGTACGGATTGGGATTACTCCGGGCGGTGGAGAGCTTGTCGACTACGAGGGGACTGCCCAAGTGCCCTTCTCGGTGGACTATCGGGGTCTATTCCAAAACAACACGACCCTGTACCTCACTGGGTCATTCGATGTGAAATTCAAGATTGAAAGTTATGCTTAGGACCATCGTCACTATCGTTTATCTCTGCATCAGCGCGATCGCATTCGCGCAAACGGAGCCTGTACGCCCCAAGCGCATTCTACGCACCGACGAAGTGAATCTGGGAAGCACGAAGCTTACTGGGGTGGCTCGAAGTGCAGCCGAGGTGCAGGAGGGCAATGCCAACATAGCTGTTTCAGCTACCGCATTGAAGGAGATGTTGGCCGGAACCGGAAGCTATTCCCTCGACGAAGCGCAGGCCTATGCAGATAGTCTCTTCCAGACGATCGACGGGCTATCCACGGAGGCAGCAGCAGCCTACACGGATAGTCTTTTTGCCACGATACAGCGAGGGGATACGCTGAGCCAGGCCCAGCTGGA